ATTGCTACGATTTCGATAGACGCGCTCCTGCATTTCCGCATTCCAAAAAGCAAGAAGCTCATACATGTCGTATTTAGGTCTTCCATCCTCTTTCATTCCGAGATACCCATAATCTTGATAATAGTCTTTAATGAAACCACCACCAAATTCCTTTGGTATCAAACACTTAAAAGGCGCACCATATGCTATATTTACTATCTTAGTGAGATTATCCGCTTTGAGCCAGCTAAAACTTCCCATGTTATATATCCTTTCTTTTATACAGCAATCTTCTTATTTACCAAAGTTGTAAACTGATCAAACATTATATGCCCATCCATTATCTTGCCCCAACGATTTTCTTCATAGGTTGCAGTTTTACGTCCAGGAGTCGAATGAGTAACAACATCGCTCATTGCATTAATTGCCTTCCATGCGCTTCCCTCAAACTTCTGAATGTCGGGCATATTGTATGCATTCCAGTATCTAGTCTTAAACTGGAAAATGTTATTTCTCTTCACATCGCTGGCATTTTCATCGACAGGGAACATCTCATTGAGAATTTCTTCGATCTGTTCTTCATAAAGCTTTGCATTTGCAAGACGGTCAGCTTCAATATCAAGATTAACCATGTACTTATCTGCCATCTGCAAACACATTTTCGCTTCTTCAAGCTTGGACTGCATATCACCTACATGCTTAGTACTCCAAGATCTCTTTGCCTGTGCAAGTGCCATATTAAGAGTATTGTTGCACACAATTCGAATCGGAGTCAGACCAACTTTGATTGCGCCAGTTCCATCATGACTGTTGCTGAAGAACATATAAGGTTCAACATCGTCATCAAGCACCTTCTTCGTAGGCATCTTAGCAAGCAGCCAAATCTTTCGACCACCGCAAAGGGAACCTGCAGTTTCGTACCTTACAACTCCGTTTTCCGTTTCACCTACAATTGCATCAGTAAACTCAAATGCTTCTGTATTCTGAACAATCTTATAGCGGTCACTTACAATACCGAGGATGGAACCATCAGAGCTACGTCTGTTTGCCTTATAGCCAGGAATCAGAAGTCCTGCGTCGGTATATACGGGAGTCTGGTCTACAGTCCAGTCAAGTCCTGCAAGACGAAGTGCATCTTCACTAGTCGGTGCTTCCCATATCAGTCGAGTATGTTCTTTAGTTTCTTCATAGTGCCAAGGCTTTACACGACCTGCGCTGAACATGTATTCTACGTTGTGTGCCATTATTATATACCTCCATTAATCTTGTGTTGTATTAACCGTAATAAGTTCCAACAATGCGACGAATATACTTTCTGTAGTCAAAATTATCCGGTAGATATTCGCTCAGCTTTTCTTTGAATTCATCGACAAGTTCGTCCATGTTGTTATAAGGTGCCTTAAACAACGTAGCATAATGTTTTACCGGCACGTAATATATAGAATCATTGTTGTATACCTCTCCAGTATTCCATATGTTGATTCCCTTATCATCGATTTCCATTGCTTCGCCTGTAAATTCACTGATATACTCTACAATTCCATTTTCATATATTGCAATCCAGTAATCGGTGTAATTTTCATCATAGTCTTCTTCGGTATACCAGTCAATTGTCTTAGCTGCAATAAGTTTGAGTGATTTATCTGTCATCAGTAGACCATAATCGTCAACTGCATAATCTCTCATACTCATAGTTAATTCCTCCTTTAATCCTCAATAATCCATTCTTCTACACATACCTGATGACTTTCATAAAACTCATCTTCGCCAAACGAAACACAATAGTAACCTATCTGATCATCTTCTTCAATCCACGTTGCACCAGATTCGGCATTTTTATATTCTTTAATTTCTTTTACAAATCTCTTTTTTATCTCCTTAAATTCCTCCTTTGCCTTTTGAATGGCTTTGTTTCTGTCGTAAAAACAGCCTAACTTACGTTGTTCAAATGAGAAATCATAATCTAATCTATCTGTACTTTCTACGGTATATACTTTCATTCATCATCCTCCAATATATCATAAAATATTACATCATTCTTTGAGGCTTCCCTTAGCACCTCGATATCATATTCTTCATAGTCATCATAATCGAGATTAAGTTCTCCATTATTGTAAAGCTCTGTTACTTTTGCTAAAGCTTCATCTTCATTCTTTGCTTTAACAACCCACTCTCTTGCCAGTGTTTCTGTCACTTTTACTACGTAGTATTCCATGATGCCCTCCTTACCAGCTGCTCACATAGTAAATCATCTGAGTATCAAAATCCGTTGTTTCAAGTACTTTGGTAATGATATCAATTGTGTACTTAATATCATCTACATAATACTCATCATAATCCGTACTTCCAAAGAAGAATCCACAAGTACTCGGAAGCAGTTCTTCTGCGACGCTAGAATCTTTTACATACTGGCCATCTTCCATGATGGGATTACGAGAACCATCTTCATTAAAAGTATATCCATTAGCAATCTTTCCGTTGACAAGCTCGCAACTATCGAGTACTCTCTTGCATACATCAAGCAGTTCTTCAAGAGTTTCCTTAGTTACTTCGTCATGGTAACAACAATCATCCACACCATCCTGCACATTTTCCACAAACCAATTGTGAATCTGATTTGCTTTTCGCCAGTAACCAACCTCTTCAGAAATATGAATTCTTTCAAAGCGCCGCTCGACATCCCATTCAGGGCAGTCAAGTCTAGCATGCTTCTTGTAGAATCCCATTACCTTGCCTTTCGGTACATCTTTATAATTAATACCGCACCATTTTTCTAACGTACAATTACACTCTTTCCTTTCCTTCTTGCGTTTCCAGTCCAGATAAGATTCGATTGCGTTAATCTCACGAGGAGTAGTATTACCATAACGAGGCATTCTTTCAAGATACATATCAAGTCCCATATTCATTCTCCCTTCTAACTATTAAGTAAGTTCAAATATCTCATTTCCACATCTGCAAATATCGTCCACATTTCTCAGTTTCTCAACAACATCATCAAGATCTTCAATGGCAATCTCGCTGATATCATAACCAACATCAACTATATCATCCAAAGTCTTTGGCTCAAATTCGTCATCACACTCCTGCATTTCTCTGTTGTACTCCTCCAGAGATTCGTAGTAGTTATAAACTCCATTGCAAACTGTTTCATCATCAAGGTAAATATCCAAATCACCTTCACTCATAGATTGCATGCTGTTCATTCCGTCTTCGCTCAATGCAATCAGACCATAGTTTCTGCTAAAACCTCCCTTTATAAAAGTTTCATTTGGATACATTGCTTGGATGAATTCAAACTCAGCGCTGCCCTCACCGCCATCAATACCGCCTCCGTTGACTTCACAGAATCGAACAAGCCTAAGTTTCAGTTCCTTTTCACTTTCATCTTCATGGTTGTAGATACATTTTACAATAGCTTGCGCTTTTAAGAGTGCATCATAACTGTAAGCTGACCAGTGATAGTAGATTTTACATAACTCTTCTCCCATATTATGTATTGTTACAACAAGTCTTTGCCCCATTACCATTCCTCCTTAAAAATATATTCTACTTCTTCATATCCATCAGGAGCATTTCGCTCAATGGAAATCACATCGTTTGCCCACGTTCCAACATCAGGACTGTCGCCATGATAATCACCACCGCCAAGTCCGTTACCAATTACGGTCAGCAAAGGCAGAGGATGAATACACCAACCATCATTAACGCAGTTATTATAATAATCATCGCAGTTGATATAGATTTTCTTTGTGTGGTTTACAAGGAACAGTTCATCAAGATACAAGGGGTCCCACTTAAGGCCAATACCCTTTCCTTTCCATGCCTTAATGCAAAGTCTTGTAAGTTCTTCCTTTTCAATTCCATTAGTAGTATTTGCGCTGTCAGCATAATCGCCAACCCATACAACCTTCATAGGATTACGGAGCAGTTTCCTGCAAAGTGTAGCAACAAATGCATTCTTCCACCAAGAATGCTCCATAAGCTTCGCCATAGTATATTCGCCATCTACATCTCGGTTATAAACTCTTTCAAAACCTTTCGCGCTAGTAAGAATAGGCCTGTAATACTGTCCCATTTTTATTCTCCTTTCTATTACCATCCATAAGCTTTTGCCACATACGGATGCAGAGACTTTGTGTAGTAATTGAGTCGCCAAGAACTTATTAGTTCTCCGTTATAAATTGCATTCAGCAGATTATCAATATTACGATCTTCACGAATGACTCTGTACAGAATGAGATTTGCTCCGTCATGATATATGCAGTTAGCTCGAATATTATATCCATCGCTGTAATATTCGTTATAGTCCTCAGACATGTTAAAAATTTCATTTACGTTACAACCCAGAATTTGATATCCTTGCCTACGTCCATACCAAAGACCAAGGTCTGCAATTGCAATAATACGACCTTCTGTTTCGATATTGAGATTCATACGCTCATCGTCCAGATATTGCGCAAGCGTTTCGTCAATGTATCTCCACAAATTCTCTTCGTTTTCTATGTCTTCGTCCCATCCGTTGATTTCTGCCGTTTCCTTATAACCTTCTTTCCAGTCTTCAGGGTTAACAAGCACATTACACCAAATGGTTCTGTTTTTCATGACTCATCTTCCTTCTCGCATTAATTTTGTATTGTTATTGTAGGACCATATTAGACGGTCCATGCTCCAATGTACAAATATCCACCGGAATCCTTATCATCTGCCTCGCAGTGAAAATAACCTGTATCAGAATCAATGTTGAGGTTCTTTGTCTTTCCCTTTTTGATACATTCGTTCAGATGTGGCATTGCAACATTATTGAGCCACCAGAAGAAATCATCCATACTCTTAGAAGTTTTATCTCCCTCAAAATTCTGTCTGCCCATGGGAATATCGATTTCTCTTGTTGTGATGATCGCTCTTGCACCCCACCATAATTCAGGAGTTTTATTTTCAGGGTAAATTCCAAATCTCATATTGTTACCTCCTATCATT